TGTACAAGGAATACCATTGCGCAGACGTAACTAAAGCTAGCCATCCCCAGCAAATAAAGGCCAGTAACAGCCATGCTATTGGTAGAAAGGAGAAGGATTTTCACTGCTACACGAAACATCAACTGCTCGGTCGTGCGCCCTACGTAATGGGTCAACCTACGGAGGCGCCCCCGCCAACGTGCACGGGTTGACGTAACCGGAGGGGGGAGAAGGCGCCAATCCAGAGCATCAGGGGCAGGAGCAGCAGCAGCGGCGGGAGCGGGAGCAGGAGCAGCGGCAGCGGCAGGGGCAGCGGGCATATGTTGATCCACCATGTGGTGCTCAGCATGCTCGTTGGCCATCGCCCTGAGCTGGTCAATGGTCAAATCAACATGCGCCTGCGCGTCGACATTCGTTGCCAACTCGCGTTGCGCACGATAATGTATGGCAGAGTCCGCTTCGAGGAATGCGAGCAACTGGAAAATGTCGCAATTCCGCTGGATGGGCGCGGCACGCTGCCTCATCCCTTCGGCCTCCTCCGTGGCTACCCACTCATAGACGTTAAACGTCCACGCATCTGGGATAGGCACCGTCTCACGTGGCGGCATCCCGTGCGGATCGAGAGATACGCTCCCCTCACGGCGATAGCGCGCACGTACCTGGGGCACGATAAACCAATTGAGGCGCCGAAGCACTGAAACTGGCTCATTCGAATGGTGTTGGGCCCCAAGCTCGGCAACGTTAGAGGTCACCATCAGCAAACGCGGGTTCCAAAACACACGCCCCTTGCCCTCAAGGCTGGCCTGATTCGTCGGCGTCATAACATTGTTGACAATGTCAATAATCGGCGCAACCGGACTGCTAGGCAACGCGCAACCCTGGGAGGCCTTCTGATTGCTGACATCATCCAGAATGACCACCACTTTGTCCATGGTGTACCCGGACGAAAACTTGTCTGTGCACTGTTGCGTATATATCTCAGTAGAGTTTGCGGCCCTACCAAGATCAGCCTTCGTCACGCGCTCAAGGATGAGACGCGTGAGCGTCGACTTGCCAATACCAGAGTCACCAACAAGCGCAAGGGCATAGGGGGCTTCTCGAAACTTCCCGGAGATGTTGTTAACCACCTCCGTGTACATCACACCAAGTTGCGCATAATGCAGCGCCACATCTCTCACCGGGACGGTCCTGCCAGCTTCAATGGAGAAGCGCTGCCACACGGACGTTATAGTCCGTATGTAGTCCTGGGAGCTCCGGAACACGGTGTTCGGGTAGATGCCGTTCTTGTGCAGGTCAAACCCCGTCTTAACAAGCACGAAGTCTTGTAAGAACGTCGACTTGGTAAAGAACGGGGCGAGGGAGCGCGTCGCCAATGCAGCAGTCACTGCAGTCAGAATCGTGGGAACTGTCTGCACCAGCAAGTTAACAGCATCGTCCACAGTCTCACACTTAGGGGCGCCGATCAAACGCTTTGCAACTGCCATGGACAATGTCGCTACGGAAACGTCCTTGGCCTTACTCTGCAGCGTCCAGCCGGCAGCTGCGAGCGTCGCAATCGCGGTAACGATCACATTGGGCGCGAGGTTAATCCGAGAGGCGGCACCCATCAGGCTTTCGAGCAGAGCGCCGGCGTCCACGTTGAACGCCTGGTGCTCCGCCTTATCCGCAGTCTCGAAAAAGTAGGACGACCACGCATCGCACTTGCCGGGCGTACGAGATCCTAACAAGTCATGCAGGACCGTGCACATGCTCATCACAGACGAGCACTCGGAAAGCAACTTTATCATAAAAGTTACCACCGCGCGCGCACCACCGCGCCCTATAAGGATGCCCGCAGAGCGCGCAGAAAGGTATGCAACACGGGACTCAGCCGGAATCAACGAATAGGCATA